AAACTATTGACCGGATATCCAGATGGAGAAGGAAAAAGTTACTGGACAGCCTCACTTCCAGGACAGGGAGAAAGCGGTCCGGTTGCATACCTTGGTGCAGACCTTGCCAGCGTAACAGCAGCAACCATTAACGACTTGCGACAGGCCGTAGCAGTACAGCAGTACTATGAAGCACTAGCCAGAGGTGGCAGCCGGTACCGCGAGCAGGTACGAGCACTGTGGGATGTGACCATCAGTGACAAAACCGTACAGATTCCGGAATATTTGGGCGGCGGCAGATACCAAGTCAACGTAAACCAAATCGTACAGACCAGCGGCCAGCAAACGGAAAACGATACTCCCCTTGGCGAAACCGGTGCAGTGTCCGTAACACCTATCAGAGAAAGTTCCTTCACGAAAAGTTTTGAGGAACACGGATTTGTAATCGGTGTTGCGTGTGTACGACACAACCGCAGTTACCAGCAGGGATTGGAACGCTTCTGGAGCAGACGCGACAGGCTTGACTACTATGTACCGCAATTTGCCAACATCGGTGAACAGCCGGTAAAGAAGAAAGAAATCATGCTAACCGGTGACGCAACCGATGAAGAAACCTTCGGATATCAAGAAGCGTGGGCCGACTACCGCATGAAGCCAAACCGAGTATCTGGCCTCATGAGAAGCAACGCAACCGGAACGTTAGATTTCTGGCACTATGCCGACAACTACGACACCGTGCCAACACTCAGCCAAGAATGGATGGCAGAGGGCAAAGCAGAGATTGCAAGAACACTAATCGTGCAGAGCGAACCACAATTCTTTGGAGCCGTACGAGTGGCAAACAAAACTACACGGCGGATGCCGTTGTATAGCGTGCCGGGACTGTATAAACTGTAAGAAAGGAGGAAGCCCGGAGAAATCCGGGCTATTTTAAAATGGATCCATTAACTATTATGTCAATGGTCGGTGCAGGAGCCAACGCAATAGGAAGCATTGCAGGAGCAGTAAAAAACATAGGCGGCGCATTCGGTGGATGGGGGCAGACAGGAAATTCACAAAGCCAAGGCGGCAGCGTAAGCCAAGGCGGAGGACATTCAGAAAGTGGAAGCCAAGCAGGAACGAACATCGAGCAGGTGCAAAAATGGCTGGAAGGTGCATATCAATACCAAGAAGCTGAAGGAGAAAGGCAAAGTCAGTTCAATAGCAACTCCATGTTAAAACAAATGGGTTATAACACCTTAAGTGCAATCGCACAAGGCATTTATAACCACATCGAGAACGCAGCGGCAATGAATTTTAACAGCACCGAAGCCATGAAAAACAGGGAATGGCAAGAAAGAATGTCAAGCACGGCCTATCAAAGAGCCGTAGAGGACATGAAAAAAGCAGGGCTTAATCCAATACTAGCATTCGCGAACGGGGGCGCGAGCACACCCGGAGGAAGCGCAGGAACCATAAGCGGAGCAAGTATTGGCCTTGCAAGCAGTAGTGCGCTAGGCGTAAGCAGAAGCGGCGGATTTGTGCCAAACGCGTACAGCAGTAGCAGTTGGAGCACATCAGATTGGTACAATGCAGCGCAAAGCTGGCAACAGATGCTAAGCCAAACGCACTTGACACCTTACGGAATGCAAAAGGCACTAACGGAAATCGGAAACGAAACCGACAAAGCAACCGAAGAAGCAATTGAAAAAGTAACGCCAAGACAAGGTAGAAAGCAAGAATTCACAAAGCCACAGAACAAAACGGGAGATTATGGCGAAAAGAGAAAACCAGGTGATTATTTAAGATGAGTTGTTACAAGCCACTTATAAGGCTGTACAACCCGGAAAACAAAGAAATAAGCGGGCGGGTGATGTCACTTGCCCGCTTTTCTGAGTTAGCCGGGAAACAGATGAAATATGAAGATTTGATGTATGACCCAAAAGTAATGTTAATACCATGCGGAAAGTGCATCGGGTGCAGAATACGGCAGAGAGAGGACTGGACAACACGAATAGAGCTAGAGGCCAGATCATGGCCGAAAGAACAAATATGGTTTATCACGCTAACTTATGACGATGACCACGTACCGGGAATGATAGTTAAAACGGGTGAAATCATGCGTAAAGTTCAATATGTCTGGAAGCCGGGAGAAAAGGCACCAGAGAGCGTACAAACATTGCTATATCCAGATATGCAAAAGTTCTTAAAACGTCTCAGAAAGGCTTACAGGGGCCAACTACGCTATTTCTGTGCGGGAGAGTACGGAGAGCAAACAGCGAGACCACACTATCACATGATATTGTATGGGTGGCAACCAACAGACTTGAAACAAATCTATAAAATAAGGCATAACGGATATTATACAAGTGAATGGATGTGCAATCTATGGGGAATGGGTCAAATCCAGATAGCACAGGCAACACCCGAAACCTATAGATATGTTGCAGGGTACGTCACAAAAAAGATGTACGAAATAGACGGAAAAAAAGCTAACCAATACTACGAGCTAGGCCAGCAAAAACCATTTGCATGTATGAGCCTAAAACCGGGACTTGGCGATTCCTACTATCAAGAACACAAAGATGAAATATGGCGAAAAGGATATATTCAGTGTACCAACGGAAAACAAGCACAAATTCCGCGATACTATGAAAAAATGATGGAAGCAGAAAATCCAGAGCGATTATGGAGAATCAAGAGGAACCGACAAAAAGCAGTAATCGAACAAAACCGACTCAAGTATGAAAATGCAGATTTTGAAGAGGACTTAAAGACAAAGGAAAGAGTTATCAAAAAATCTGTAAAGCTCCAAAAGGGCGGTTTATAAGATTTTTGGTGTCACCTAGCCCAGTACCTATCAAGTAAGGTACTGGGCTAGAGCCGTTTAAAGCCTCCATGTATCAGTCTAGGCAGTGATTAAAATTAAACAATATCCCGGGGCCGCGTTCCGCTCGCGTCCCCGGACCCCTATTGGCACGGCGTAGCGGCTGACTGGTCAACCGCTAACCGCGCTGAAATCGCGCGGACGCCGGTTCGCGCTAAAGCGCTCAAAGGTATGCGCACGCATACGCGCGCGTAGACGCGCACGCACGCACGCGCATATATTTATTAACTTGTTGTAGCCGTAGTAGTAGAGGTAATTGAAAAGTTGAAAACCATAAAAAAACAACACAGCAACGTTTCTTTATGAAAGAAACTATTGTTGAAAGAAATGTTAAAAACTTGTTGAATTGTTGAAACACTCTGTTGTGCTAAAGTTTAACAATGTGGAAAAGTTGAAAAGTATGTGGAAACTGTTGAAAACGCCTAACGGCGAAAGTCACAATTTGCACAAAATTGCTAAGCAACCTTGTGCAAATTGAGACTTGAAAAAAAAACGAAAAAATGTTATAATATAATCACAGAAAGGAAGGTGCTAAAGATGACGCACTACTATGAACTTAGAAGTTTTGAAGATGACGGAACAATAAAAACTGTACTCAAAATTTCAGCTGAACCGAAATACGCAAAGCAGAGAGCGAAAGATTACGCAAACAGACACCCGGGTCTGTACTCATTGGAAAAAGTAGAAAAGGTAGCAATGTACTTTACCGAAAAGGAGTAAGAACCATGAAACACATCAACTTCATCAACAGAGACTTCGGAAAGGTGAGTGAACACTTTGCGGCAAAAGAATTTGCGTGTAAAGACGGAAGTTATGAACTACTCCTATGCACAGAACTACTTGAAACACTGGAGAAGATTAGAAATCATTTCAATGCACCTTGTACAATTAACAGCGGCTACAGAACACCAAGCCACAACGCAAAAGTAAACGGAGCGGGGAACTCATACCACTGCAAAGGGATGGCGGCCGATATCGTAGTAAAAGGGCACAACTCAAAAGAAGTAGCAAAATATGCAGATAGCATACTTGACAAAGGCGGGGTCATCCGGTATACTAATTTCGTACACATTGACGTGCGCGAAAGCAAATATAGAAAGGGGGTATAAACCATGGCACTTATCAGCATTAAGGACGTCAAGCAGGCAATCCACATTATGATGCAGATTCTGGAGAAGCTCGATGAAATCTATCATGCACTGCACGACGAGATGAAGGAAGAGAAGTAAAGGCCATGAAAAAAACCTACAAAGCTAGAGACGAGCCCAAGAAAGCACACCACGGAAGAAACAACAAAACCGAAAAAAGGAGAAAATACGATGGCACATCGTAAGAAGATGAACGCGCGAAAGGATAAACGCATGTTCAACGTAACCGCACGAAAAACTAAGAGTATCAACCTGAGCCAGAAGCCCATGCGCGGGGGCATCCGGCTGTAAAGAAAGGACAAGAACAATGATTCACTCGTATTACGGTATCTGGGACAGCGTAGCAAAGTGCTATGCATGGGTTGGCGAGAGCAAGAATGACTCAACCTTTGCACGAATGTGCAACGTGATGGCCAAAGATGAAAAAACGTTCATCGGCCAGAGTCCGCAGGACTACACCGGGTTCAAGCTGGCCGACTTTGAGGACGAAATGGGCACCTTCCAGAACGACAAAGAAAAGGTATGGGAGGGCAAGCCGCATGAATAAACGATATGAGGAGGGGCGAAAGCCCCTCTTTTCCGAACCAGGCAAAAACGAACGAAAACAATACGTCTGGTCAAAAGACAAGAACGGCAAGGAGTACTTGCAGGAAACCGAAAGCATCGACGTGCAGGCCGAAATTGAAAGCTATGCAGACGAATGCGACATCAAGAACATTGTCAGGAAAGCAAGTTTCGACCCGGCCTTTATGGCAAGTCTGTCACAGGGAGCACTATCCAAAGAAGAAATGCCAATCACGGATATTACAGGATGGCCGCAGAACGTGCACGAGTATCACCAGATGATGGCAACGGCACAGGTAAACGCCATGAAGCTAGAAGAACTGAAGAAAGCACAGGAAACCGCACAGGAAAAGGTGCAGAAGGAGGAAACAAATGAACAGAAATAACGAAAGGCATTTCCTTCAAATCCCGGAAATGCACGCAAATCGAACACGCTTCAACCGTGACCAGACTATTTTAACCACATTTGATTCCGGCAAGCTGATTCCATTTTTCGTAGATGAAGTGCTTCCCGGAGATACTTTCCAAGTAGACACAGCAGCAATCATCCGCATGAGCACACCGAAATATCCGGTCATGGATGATGCATTCATTGACTTCTATTACTTCTACACACCGAACCGGATTCTGTGGGACAGCTTTAAAAATTTCATGGGAGAAGCTGATGAAACACCTTGGATGCCTACCAAGGAATACGCAGTTCCGCAAATCAAAATCAACGGAACGAACGAAAAACCTGCACCGGACGAAAGAAGCATTCTGGACTATATGGGAGTACCTACGAAGGTTAAAAAGCCTTTTACCATCAACGCACTGCCCATCCGGGCATATGTCAAAATCTGGAATGAATTTTTTAGGGACGAAAACGTAGACAACGCGGCAATTCTGAAAAGCGACGATGCAGACGTGACGTACAACTTCGACGCAGAAGCAACGGAAACACTGGAAAAGGACCTGCAAAACGCGGTGTTGGGCGGCAACCTGTTGCCGGTAAACAAGTACCATGACTACTTTACCAGCTGTTTACCTTATCCACAACGTGGGCCGGAAGTTGCGCTGCCGATGCAGGGAAACGCAAACATCCGGGCATATATCGACAAGGCAAAAACAAAAGAAATTGAATCCTACGGAACGAAAACAAGCCGGGCTGAACAGTGGACATACGGATTTATCGGACAGGAAGCCGGGGACAACTATGAAACAAAACTATTGACCGGATATC